AGTGTTACAGGCTGATTGTAAATATTCAGAGAGCTATACACGGTTTTTCCTCATAGTACCATTACTTTTAATATATTCTAATACCAGTTGGCTTGCCTGCCCTACCATAAAGCAAATTAAATTCTCTGTAACAGAGATAACCAAGCGCATCTACATGGTGATCATACCCATTCAATTTATCTGGATCTCCTGTCTTTTCATCGTAACTTTGCAACTCAAGGCACTCAATCAAACGAGTGCAACTGGCATGAATCGCCAAACGTCTTTCCCCTTTGCCGTTCTGTAGTAACGCATTGACGGTTGCAACTCTATCTTTGATAAAGGGGTTGCTCTTGAGAGCCATTGAACTGAAGCCGTAACTTTCGAGGATTGCAATGTCTGTCTTTGATGCGTTAATCGTTGAACGTGCTGAACCACTAGCGTCAGGGTAAACTAATATTCTGTTTGAAGGATAACGTCTAAGTATCTCCTGTGCCAACGCATCTGTATCTTTTTGTTTTGATATTTCATCAATGATCACCAGCTTGTCACCATCTCTCACACCAATGACGCAGTTGCAGTTCATCACATTGAAATCTATACCGCAAAGTAAAGTCTCCATCTTGATATCAAACGGTATTTTATTGATGACATGATGCTCCCTGGAAAACCTGTTATAAACCTGACCGCTTGTGAGGTTGACCCATTGGCCAAGAAGATAAGCCTTTATTAACTGTGGTGGATAGTTTTCCTCAAGAGATTGAATAAAATTGTCGGGTAAATATGGGTTATCTTTTGTTCTTGCCTGGATTAATCCTGTGTCTGATTTTTTATTTTTTTCAAATGTTTCAAACGCCCAACCGTGACCTTCGGGAGTTGTTGTTGCGTAAAACTGTTGAACATTACCTGATCTAAGTCTCGCAAGTGCCATGTTCATTGCGCTTTCTGCCTCCCTTTTCGGGATAGTATCTGCCTCATCAAATCCCACTGCACAAAGATTCTGGCCTCGTAAGCGTTGATAAGTAAGCATCGTTCTAAGCAAGATCGTATGTGTTCCCTCTGCAAACTCCAAAGTATATTCCGCTAAAGGAGAAGCTCTGAAACTGTAAGGTATTTGCCATTGATCTAACAGTTCATTCATCGTTCTTTGCAGAATATCTCTAAGCATTGGCGCAGTTGGTTCAAAAATTGCTGACACATGACCAACATTCAGTGCTGCCAGTATGCAAGATTTTGAAATTAGTGCGTGAGTTTTGCCAGCACCAAAACCACAGACTAAAGCAAGTTTTCTATGATCCATGTCTTGGCAGAACTCTGCTTGATGCGGAAGTAAATCTTGTGATATACGTTCTATTGCCTGATCTGCTGTCGGCAAATCATAAGCACCGATTTGATATAAAACTTTTCCAGGTTGAACTGTATCTAAAATGCTCACGAAATAATCTGTGCAAGTCTAGCTGCTGTATTGATTGCACCAAGAGCAATATGCAAGTGACCTTTTTCTCTTGCTTCCATTTGTAATGTTGCAGCTTGCGCTAAAAGATTTGCCACCATTTCAGGTCTTTCCATATCCCAATCTGCTTTCATTTCGGCTCTAGCAATCTCTAAATATTTATCTGCTGTTTTAGAACTGACCCCCCAATTTTTGGAAGCATATGTAACGCAATCGGATCTACGGCCACCTTTAGCGATGATCTCGCCAAGTTTGCGTGACCTGATAACAGTTTCTATTTTTGTACCTTTTTTAGCCATTACTTAGATGTTACACGGAAAAGCGAGAATATGAATATTTATTAATTTTGAGACTCGTTTGAGACTGAGCAAGTGTTCCCACGTTCCCGATGTTCCCACCTTTGCACCAAACTTACCTTGCGTTATATTTATCCCCTATATTCCATATATTTACTAATAATATATTTATATATAATATACTAGGAACATAAGGAACATATATATATATAGTAGTTATAGAGGGAGTTTTGAGCGTTCCCGAAGGTAGGAACAGGGAGGGAACAGTAAGGAACATCAGGACGATTTTTGAAACCAGACCCATTTAGGTGTTCCCATCACTCTTTTCTTTTTTCGATCATATTTGAGACTGCGTAAGATTTGACTAACGGTCATCATGTCACTTTTTGTTTGTCTTTCGATAGGTTTTTCAATAGCATCTGTTAACAAAACTTCAATAGTAATATCTTTTACAGAATTTGACGGATCATTTAACCAATGACTGATAACGGATGACCAGGGAGAATCAACCATGTAAGATAAATTTTCTTTTTCAATCTGATGCTCCTCTTCATATGAAAGAAAATGAGGTTCATTGTTTTTGAAAGCATGAATAGCAGCCGACCAGAGAGCATCACGTTCTAATTGCAGACTATCAAGATCAATAGATTTTGCAGTACAGGGTATGACATGAAAGCGTCTATTACCAGTGTCATCTATCAATAAACCTGATTCTTTGTTACTGCTTCCTACAATAATGCCACGCCTTGGCCATTCTTCTACGGCTTTACCATAAGGAACTCTAAGAAGATCTGTTGATCTTGATAAAAATGCCTTTACCACCCCTGCGTGTTTTCTTGATGTGATGCCATCAATTTCAGACCACTCCATTCCCCATGATCGGTGAAGTACGAGAAGATCATCTTTTGAAGAAATATCACCAAGAGCATCTGAGAAAAAGGGGCCGAACAATGTTTGCCAGAATGATGATTTTTTTATTCCCTGTGACCCCTGCAAGACGGTGGCGGTATCATGCTTACAACCTGGCATATAAACTCTTCTTACTGCGTTTATGAGTGTGAGTTTTAGCATGGTGTCATATATTGTCGGTTCAGCAAGACTTTGATCTTGTGGCCTCAGATATGTTGATGCTAGAGATTCAATGTAAGCTGGTTGGATTTCGTTGTAGCAGTGATCAAGATAAAGTTTTACAGGATCATATTCATTTTCATGAGCTACTTTCAGGAGACAATCAACCGCCATTTCTTTTGGCACTTTGTAACCAAGCTCTGCGAGGGTAAGATAAAAAATTTCAATATTTTTTATAACTTTGCCATCCATTTCGATTGAATGAGAGAAGGTATTAAATCTAATTTCCTGTTTGAGGTTGCGTAAAAAATTTATAAGTTCCTGTGATGTAAGTTGTTCTAATTTACGAGGAACAGGAGTTGATTCTTCCTTTGGTTCTATTGATGTTGGAAAAATGCGTGGTGGTGGAGTCCAACCATCTTCTGATGCAAACTTTTGGAGTGTACCTAAAGAAACACCTGATGATTTGAAAGATGACCATTTTTTTTCACATTCTCCTGATTTATATTTGCTGTTCTTTTGTGATAACTGTTCCCAATCAAAAAGGAGAGAATCATCTCCAACTGAATGAGCAGCCATACCAATTTTAAGCCACATATCATAATCATCTAAACGATTTGGATTTATTGATTCGAGAAGTGATCGTGCCTTATCAATGTCTGAATTAAGGGTTTGAATTTGTGGTGTTTTTTTCTTTTTCGGCTCCATCATCTTTTTTATTATTTCGAGAGGAGCTTCTGCTATTTCAAGATCAGAGGGTGAACGACCATCCATCCATCTGTAACCGTCAGTTTTTGGATGTTTACCAGATACTATGGATTGCGTACCATTCCATCGCAACTCTATTTGTTCAACAGAACCATCCTCATCTTTTACACCTGTTTGGAATTTTCGTGTCTTTATCTTTGACCAATACTTTTCTGGAACTTGATAGATTATTTGGAATCTACCGACACGACCAGATGTGACCATCCATGATGGTGGTAATGAGGAGAGAGAAAAACCCCATTCACCCAATATCTTCCCTGCTGATGGCCCATCATGATCGAGAAAAAGTAAACCACCTGAAGGAACACCACAGCAAACACCGATCCCTGTTGATCTTTTAGAGGAAATTTCTTTAAATAACTGTGAACGTGTAAGAGGGTTATTTTGCCAATCATTTTGATATGGCCTTTTATTTTGGACGGCAACAAAACCCCAGTGCTTTGGTAAGCGAAATAATTCTTCTTTTGTATCCATTGTTATGCAGCCTGCTCCATTTTTTCAGCAACTATTAATCTAAGTAAACAGGATCTTGATTCAGAACCTTTATTATCATCAAGCCATTTTATCTGACCTTGGGAGAGTTGAATATTGATTGTTTTTAAAATTTGCTCTTGTTCCATATCTAGGGTTGTTTATGTATAACTATAGGGTAAGATACCACCATATACAGTATGGTCAATGGTTAAATTACGAGACTATCAAAAAAAGGCGAGCAAAAAGTTGACTAAGCTTTGTCAGATCAAAAAATGTGCATATTTAAGTGGCGAATGTAGAACAGGCAAGACAATGGTGGCGTTGTCTGTTGTCAGAAATATGGCACTTGAAAAAGTGTTGGTAATTACTAAGAAAAAAGCAATACCAAGTATTGAGAGTGATATAAGAAAGATGAATCTTGAGAAGATAGTATCTGTCACTAACTTTGAAATGTTAAAAAAGTTCGGAGGATCAAGTTGGAATATGATTATCGTTGATGAAGCTCATAGTGTTGGAGCATTTCCAAAACCATCGCAGAGATATCTGAATATTTTAAAACTTAGATACAACAGTATCATTTTGATGAGTGGAACACCAAGCCCTGAAAGCTTTAGCCAACTTTATCATCAATGGTCTTTGACACCTTTTTTGTGGAGTCATTATCAGAACTTTTACAGATGGGCGAGTGATTATGTGGATGTAAAGGAAAAAAGAGTAGGAACTGGTATTGTTATCAAAGATTATTCAGATGCAAGGCAAAGCAGAATATTGAAAGATATTGAACCTTATACAGTGCAAATGACCCAAAAGGAAGCTGGTTTTACTCAGGAAGTTGAGGAAGAAGTGCATACGGTAAAGATGTCGAGGAGAACATACAGGTTGGCATTGAGGATAATCAAAGATGGTGTTATTGGCAGCCCTGGAAGAAGATCAGTTGTTGCAGATACTGGTGCAAAGGTAATGAGCAAGTTACGTCAGATTTATAATGGTCATGTGATAACAGAAAGACATGGGGCAATAATTTTTGATAAAAGTAAAGCTGATTATATTAAAGAAAACTTCAGTGGAAAGATTGCCATTTTATATTGCTTTATTGCAGAAGGCAAAATGTTGAGAGAATATTTTGGAGATAGAGCAACAGATGATCCTGATGTATTTAACGCTGTAAGCAATTCTGTTTTTATTGGTCAGGTCAAAAGTTGTCGTGAGGGTGTTAATTTAAGCAGTGCCGATCATCTCATATTTCTTGGGATAGATTATTCTGCACTAAGTTATTTGCAGGGTAGGGAAAGAGCAAGTTTTCTTGGCAGGGATAGAAAGAATAAAATACATTATATTTTTGCAGAGAAGGGAATCGAGCCAAAAGTATTTGATGTTGTTAAATTAAAGGAAAGCTATACGATCAAGCATTATAGAAATGACAGAGGCTCAATATCAGAAGAAGCTGATCGACAAGCACGAGAAAGAAGGATGGACAGTTATCAAGTTAATTATGTGCAACAAAGCTGGTTTACCTGACTTGGTATGTATGAAACCAGATGAGGTTAAATTTATTGAGGTTAAAGGGCCAAAGGGAAGGTTAAGTGAAATCCAGAAATATAGGATTGAGGAATTAAAAGAAAAAGGATTTGATGTAAAAGTAATGAAACCTTGTTGACAGTTGTTGACACTTCGACTATAATTAAAGGTATAGAGACAACCCCCTAATTTAAATGACTACAAAATTTACAGGACTTGAAATTGAGATCATTACAGACAGACCCGAAGAGTGTATTGTCGAATGTTCTTGTCAATTTTATGAAGATTACCTAATCAAAGTTTATGGTGATAGCAATAAAACAAAAGACATTATTATTGAATATTCAACAGATAAAAATGGCGTTCAGCATGAACGTGAGGTATACCCAGAAGATGCAGTATGGGATAGTTGCCACAAACTATATAGCCATCTAAAAAAGTACAAGACATTACCTGAGTTAGACAAAGTTGACAAAATGGTTTTAGATGATTGTATTTCTGGTAGCACTATGGATAGATGCGATGAAGTAAGTCCTCAATATGGCGGTAAGGTTGCAGCAACAGCTAGAAGATTAATTGAAAAATTAGAAAAACTAGGTGTTGAGTTTAGCTGGCCAGAAAGATGGTGGTCATAAAAGTTGACAACTGTTGACCGTTAGTTATCATTAGAAAGCCCCTGAAACCCAACCCCATGAAACATTTATTTCTCTATCTCTGCATTTTTGGCATCGGATATATCTCGCTCACGGATTCATTGACACGCTCTACCGAAATCCATTGCCTAAATAATATCCAGGCTGCGTGTGAGGAGCTTGCCAGAAAATGATGAGTGAATATGATCTTGGTTTACGCTTCTATAAATCACCGAGGAAGAAGCGACCAACCCCTGAACGCTCCGACCTCGGCAACCCAATTTTAACCATGACCGATAAAGAAATCTTCAATACATTTGCATCTGTAATTGATTCTCCAGACGCATCACCTTTTCTTAAGAGACTTGCACAGGCTGGTCTTGTTGCAATGCCACAAGACAAGGCACTTATTTTAAAAACATGGCCTCGAATAATGATGCAATACGGCCCTCATACTAAAAGGTATACAGACTCATGAATTTAAATGACAGAGAACGCCATCTTTTAGCACGATCTCTTTTTAGATTTAATGTTTTTCTTTCTGACGAATTTCACAAGGCACAAGAAAAAAGAGATGAAAAAGAATCAAAAAAGAACGTCAAAATTATGCAAGAAATCGTGGCATTATTTAAAAAACTCAATCTTACTGATGATGATATGAAAGATGTAATTTTTGATGGCACTAAATATTATTATCGTTTTCAAGAGGATAAATCATGACAACAGGATCAATTCAAATTTCAAACGAAAAATATCATTCTGATGATGCGATCTCAGCATCAATGCAAAAAACAATGGTAAAGCATGGCCCAAAGGCTTATTGGAACTCTTTTCTTAATCCTGACAGACCAGAACATAAACCGACAAGTGCCATGCTCTTGGGAACATTGACTCATTGTGCGGTTCTTGAACCTGATGAGCTTACAAAAAGATTTGTTGCAGTATCATCCAGGACAACCAAAAAAGGTAAGGAGGAGGCAAAAGAAGCTGAAGCAAAAGGTCTTACAGCTGTCACTGAAGCTGATATGGAAAATGCGATCAAGATGAGAGATGCGGTTTTTTCAGAACCTCATGCCAAAAATTTGCTGAGTTTTGGTATTGCAGAGAAATCATACTGGTGGGATGATAAGGCTTCTGGTTTGACTTGTAAGTGCCGACCTGATTGGCTTAACAAAGATACTATTGTGGATTTAAAAACCAGTAGATCAGGAGCAAACCCTAGAGATTTTGCAAAGGCTGTTGCCAATTTCACCTATCATTTGCAGGCGAAACATTATCTCAATGGTATTCCATCAGCAAAAAGATTTATTTTTCTTGTAGTGCAATCTGAATATCCATATGATGTCGGATTATGGGAACTTGATGATGATGCTTTGAAAGAAGGTCAAAAATTGTCCAGGGAAGCTTTGGACAAGATTGCCGAATGCCGCCTGCTCGATGATTGGCCGAGTTGGTGTCAAACAGGAGTTCAATCGTTATCACTGCCCCGATGGGCATTTTCAACCCCCATAGAAAAATGAGTTTTACAGAAAAACAGGTTGAGTTGCTACAACAACCTATTGACAAAAAAAATGTAGAAACAAGAGATGGCAACAGAGATGGTACATTGCAACTATCTTATGTTGAAGGTTGGCACGTTATAAACGAGGCCAATCGTATATTCGGTTTTGATGGCTGGTCTTGCGAAACTATAGAAACAACCTGTGTTAATTCAGAACCCGACAATGTTACTTATACGGCAAAAGTAAGAATTACCGTTGGTAATGTAGTAAGAGAAGGCACAGGCGCAGGGCATGGCAATACAAAACAAGGTATTGGTATCAATCATGAATCTGCAATAAAGGAAGCAGAAACTGATGCAAAAAAACGTGCATTGATGAGTTTTGGAAATCAATTTGGCCTGTCTTTATATGATAAAGACAAGGCTTGGTCTAAAACTGAGGACAGCAAACCAGCTACCACCTCCAGTGATAAACCAATTGATAGATCCGAAAGTGATAAGTTCATCAAAGAATGTGAAGCCTTTATTAATAAACCAGCTAACAAAACCAAGCTGGGAATATTAAAGAAAAACATTTCTAAACGATATGAAGCTAAAACTATTAGTGAAGATCAAAGAGATGGATTACTGACACTTATTTTAGAGAAGGAGGATTCATGAATGAACTGATCACATCAGATCAACTGGCTGAAGAGCTTGGTGTAAAACCTCAAACTGTGCGACTTTGGAGAACCAAAACTCGCAAGGGTCATCCTAGTGGCCCAAAATGGACTGTCATCCTTAATAACACTATTCGGTACAACCGAGAAGATATTGAGGATTGGCAAAACAAAACTAACAACCCTAACTAACTAATTCAAATGGAATCAGCATTTACAGCACGTTTCAAATTCATTGCAAACAGAAAGAAAAAAAGCGGAAACGATTGTGACCGTTATTTATTGATTGACTACACTCCAGAAGAGGCAAGAAAGGCAGCCAAGTGGCTTATCGCTCAAGCTGATGCCTGCGATACTCCTGGAGGATCTAAAATCAGGAAGTATAGTTCAAGGACAGACTATGAAGAAATCCCTGGTTTTACCATCTTTGGCAGCCAATGGTCTATTGATCCACATTCTGAGGAGGAATGGGTTGATGGCCGTGGCACGATAGCACCGAGAGCCTAACTTTATATGGGGCATTGAAACTTTATGGTTGCAGTTTCATGTAAGACCCCTTTTATTTATGGAGCAAAAAAATGAAAAGACAAAAACTTTCACAACACGAAAAAGAAGAAAAAGATTTTAAGCAATTAAGCAATGTACTCTTGAGAATGGTTGCACAAGCTTATGAAAATCCAAGACAACTGCGAAGGTTAAAATCTTGGCATCAATCTTTGGGAATGTTCATAGATGACATAGAAAAAAAAGATGAAAAATAAAGATCTTATAAAAAATTATTATGACCAGCTTGCAGAATTACAGAAACAATACTGGTTTGAAGGTATGGAAACCAAGGAATATTGTGTAAGATATGATGCTATAAATAAAAGGATACAAGAGTTGGAAAATGAGTGATTCTTTAAAACTTAGAAAGCTGAAAGAAATTAGACGTAAAAACTTAGAAAAAAACTTATTAGATGTTCAGCTAAAAGGTCAGGATCATTATGTTTTTATCAATGATAGAAACAAAGCCCAGGTCGTAAGTAAAGATGGTGCATGGGTTACTGAACACATCAGAACATCAATCCTGAAGTATAATTTTGAAATTGATAAGATTGAAAAAATGTTAGTAAAAGATTTTACAAAAGAAGAACTTAAGGAATACGAAAGAAGCGTTTCAAAGGATTCTTAGGTTTTCTTTGCCTCATTTCTGTTACAACACGATTTGCTTCCAGTTCTATAAGCCTGTTTAATATTGAGGCCATAAAAATATCCTGATCGAATTTTTTTCTGACAAGATGAGTGCAATATCTTTTTATATCAACTAAATCATCAGCCTTCATTATCTCCCTGCATTGCATTTCTATTTCCAGTTCAAGTTCAGGAGGTGCTGGTTCTATGTTTATGTTGAGAAATTTAGTTATTTTCATTTTACTGGAAATAATTTTTCTTCAATCATCTTGACGATGGCATCATCAACGTCATTATCTGACTTTTCTGCAAGGTCTTTCAAAAGATTTAAAGCTGCTTTGCGTAGCGATTCACTTTTGCCGAACCTGATGAAGAGGTTGATTAGAAACTTTGACATTGTTTTTTTTGTGTTACTTTCCAAACATACCAATAATTGCTACATTTGGCACATAGCTGTTTGTTAAGCAGTGGTCAATGCTTAGAGATACCCACAAGCAGCTTTTTTTATATGGAAGAACAAGAAGAAAAAGAAGGTATTGAATGGGGTGATCTGTTTGGTCACACTATTCGATTTATGATTTTGACCTGGAGTTTATCAATGATGACTTTGGGGTACATGGGCAAGGTAAGGATTGATGGAGCGTTCACGGCAGGGTTAGTAAGCGGTGTGTTAGGAAGCTACGGCATTTCCGTGGGACAGAAGAAAAGTGGCACAAATAATGGAAATCCACCTAAAATAGTAGATAATAGTAAAAACAAAGTTGGTATCAAATGAAAAAACTAATCCCATTCTTGTTTTTGATTTCAAGCCCAGCCTACGCTGACATAACTCATTCTATACAATCAGTAGCTTCAGTAAGCACCGTAGCAGCTTCAGCAACAAGTGAGAGGATTTCAGCCAGTATTTCTGTAGCTGGTACTAACGTTACACCAAAAGCAAATACAGTTGCAGGACAAATTGGTTCTCTTGATTTAGCTGATGCTGGTATCACTAATGGAGTTCCTACTGTTGACTACGATACTAGCTTTAATGTTGTCAATGAAGGCGATGCTTTTTCTGCATCGGAAAGCTACATTCAAGCGGATTCAGTACCAAGCTTACTGTCTGCCACGGTTACTAATGGTGTTGTTCCTTCATTACCTTTACTTGGTAAAAACACTGTAGTCTCTGGAGGAGATGTTGGATCTGTAGCTATTACATTGGATAGTGGACAAGCATTGACAGTTAATCTATCTGATATGGGTGCTGGTACAACTGCTACACTTCAATCTACTATTACTCTTGGGCTTGATTAATGAAGTGGTTTCTATGCCTGTTTCTTACAGTGCCTAGTGCATATGCAGGCAGTATCACACCAAGATTTACAACAGGCCAAATGGAGTCATCCAGTCGTAGCGTATCTACAATTCAAGAAACGATTGTTACTGAAAATTATAGAACAGGTTTCAGCTATACAGTACAAGGCCATAATATTAAAACAGACTCTTATATCTCACCTGATGCGACATATACAACAAGTCAGAATACAGGAAATGGAGCAGTTAATTTTCAATGGGTAACACCAGAATTAACAAGCAAACCTCAGTGGACAATAGTAACGCAAGGCTCGGACTTTTCTTTAGTAGAAAATTTTCTAGCTCCAGGATTAGATGCAGTATCAGTAATAAATCGAACTCAAACTATAGAAACCCAAACAAATTCCTTAAGTATCTTTTCCCAATAGGATTACTGTTTACAAGTCCTCTTTATGCTAGTAATACAATAAGTTCTCCTTCGGCATCCAGTTCTGGAACGGTTATTAACAATGGATATCAGACTATAAATGGAAACTTTCCTACTCATAGATTTTCAAATGGAATACAATGTCAACTTCCCACTTTGGCTATTACTCCCTTTGTCACTAAAGGAGAAAATTTTTCCCTTCCAAGAAGTACAATCTCTCGAACCAATATTTATGACACTGCAAAAGACAGTGATACAGGCCAGTTGCTTAATCCTGGGGACATTTTATATGTTGCAGAACAGGAAAGATTAGATCAAACAGTATATAACTTAAATTATGGAATCACTGCTAGTTTTCAAATACCACTTGGAGGTGGAGGTTTTAACAAGGAATGTTTACAAGCAGCCCAGACTTATAGAAAATATCAGGAATTTATGCTCGATGCTAAAAAATTAGAGGTTAATCTTAATCGTCTTAAAATATGTGCCGAGCAACTAAAACTTGGTGTTAAGTATGTAGGGGAAGATGCTGTTAGTTGTAGAAATGTTGTTTTAACAACTGTGCCTAATCAAGTATTACCACATACTCATAAATTAAAGCAGTAGACAAGCACGGTTAGACTTGCCTACCTAGACGCCCTATCCATTGCCGTGGCGAATAGGGTACTTTTATTTTACCTTTTCTTTTTTCTTATTTGTAAGTTTTTTTATAATATTTTTTACCAAAGGTTTTACGACATTAAGGAGTAATGGAGTAGTGGCAGCAACGCTAGCAATAATAGCAGTGCTAACAAGCTGTGGAGGATTCGGTATGTATTGATCTTTGAAGGGTACGTCTTCATAAAGAGTGATACATTCAATTCCATCTTCTCCCCTTTTATGGCCTTTTACACGCTCCAAACGCTTTTCATTAACAAAACTTCCTACTCTTAAATCTTTTTTACCAGGACAGGGAGGTATTTCTATTGTTTCTTTCTCTTCTTTTTTCTTTGGAATAACAGGTCTATATTCTGGTTGTTGTGGCGATTGTGTAGGAGTTACTGTTTTTATAAGTTTACTTGGATCGTATTCTATTGGATCAAAAGAAGGCATTTCTCCCTCTGGACAAGTTATATATGCGTTTCTATCGTTGTATAAAATACTAGGATTTTTTGTTATTTCTAAATCTCTGTGATATAAATTACAACCAGGGATATTACCTGTTAAAACGTGTTCTGGTACAAGGGGTGTTTCTGGTATATCTATCTTCGGTATTTTTATTTCAGGAACTTTAATCGTAGGCATCTCTTTTCTTTAATACCTCTACCTCCGAGAAGCATTTAGGACAAGATAAATTAGTCATTACAGAAAATTCAGGGTAAGTTGGCATAGATTCATCTATATCAATATCCCCGCCCCAAATTAATTCAGTATCGCACCAGTAACATTTCATTTTATTACTGGCATTGATGGGCCTGTTATTTTAGGTAACTCTTGGTCTAATACTTTTGGCATCATTCCAGATACGTTATCAAGAATCTCATTCATAACTCTAGCCTTAAACTGTTCGCTAGTAACAAAGCGGAAAGCATAGTATGACCCGCCTAACATTGACAAGGTAAGAAATAGAGACAACAATGAAGCTATCTGACAAATTTTTTGAAACATGGTCAAAAACGCGATACTAAAAGCAATAAGTCATACATTAATTATATCTTGTCTGCTTATTATCCCCACAATTGCTCCAATGTACCTAATTATGTCTTATATGACTACGAAGGCACACCAGAAAATCTAGTAGGTGTTTTTGATTCTGCTATTTCTGCAGCAATTCTTGTTTCAATAGCTGTTACTTCATCAGAACCAATAGCAGCTTTAGCCCATGCAATTAAATTATCTCTTGTAACAGAACCCAAGGCAATGAACGAATCAGGATCAGCATCAGCAAGCCCTACAGAACCATAATTAGATCCTGTGTGTGTTACAGCAGAATCACCACTACCTACGGTTTCAGAATCACTAGCAGTCCAGTGAACAGTTGTTATTACATCAGATAAAGAACCAACAGTTTTTTCCCCATCGTAAGCAGGTACATCCCAAGTTACAGCCATAATAAATAGTGATTAGTTTTATTTTACTTTTATTCTACTGTTTGAACAGTTTCAGTTACAACATCTGGTAATTTTGCAAACTGTTTTAATGCACCCTGATCTTCCATAATTGGTTGCATAAGTGCGTTTTTTTCTGCTACTTTTTCTTTTATTTCTTTTTCAAGTATCTGTGCCTTTGCAATATTTAAATCAAGACGAGTTTTTGTTTCGTCATAAATTTCTTGAGGTGAAGTCATAAAATAAATTCTAGTTATCTAATGATACTAAGCAGCTTCCAAAGCTGCAATTCTTGTTTCTAGTGCTTCTCTTTTAACAATTTCTTCTTGTAACGCTTTCATTAAATAAACAACCATACCAGAAGGATTAAACATATATTTATCACTATTATCTTTTGGATATGCTTCTGGAAAACTATCAACTAAATCTTGTGCTATGTAACCTTTATGTTTGGTGTCGGTATCGTCTTCAGATATAAAATTAAATTTTTGGGGTTTTAAATTTTTAAATAAATTTAAAGTATTTTCATTCCAAGTTTCAAAATTCTTTTTCAATGATCTGTCAGAAGATCCAGTATTATATGCAACATCAGAGCCGTCTGTAGTTACTGAACCTACCTGACTACCAGATTTAGCAAATTGTAGAATTGTCCCTGTGCTATTTCTATTCAAATGACAACAAAAAAGATCATCTCTCGAAACAAATAAACACGAACCAGAAACTTTTTCTATAGCAGCACCAGTTGTCGTATTACTAAAGCCGGGGGTGCCACTGGTTGATTGATGAAATAAAACTCCCCCACCATTCGAAACTCTTACACGCTCAACGCCTTCAGTAAAAAATAAAATGTGTTTACTAGATTCTCTATTATTAATAAAAAAGTCATCATCACCATTTAAACCTACTAAAACTCCATCACCTGAAGCACTGCCTGTTGAGCTATCAGTAAACTGCATTCTTGCATTTGTGCCATTTAAATGTAATAAAACTTGTGGAGTCGAAAGACCAATACCAATGCGGTCATTACCAGCATCAAGATAAAATAAATTTGCCTCAGAATCACCTTCAATTCTAAAATCTACATCTAGACCATCTTCATTAAATATTGTTGAAGAGGCTGACAACTCCATCCTTTCAGTACCAGAAGTTGCCACATTAAAAGTATTAGCAGCAGCACTAAATATCCCAGTATCAAGATCGTCTGCAAACCTTAGTGAGGGTGCAGAAGCACTTCCATCTTCTAAATCAAAAACAAAAGTACCATCAAGATTGAGCATATCAATCCATGCATTATTGCTAGAGTTTCTAAGTTTCAAAATACCAGATGTGGTATCTGCCCACCATTGATAAGCGTATGTAGTAGCTGGACTAGAACTGTTTGAGTTATTACTTACGATTGCAGCTAACGCATTATTTAAGTCTGTTCTAAATGCCGCACCAGAGGCATTATCTAATACATAATCATGTGTTGCCATTACTTAAACCTTTTTTGTATAAGTATATAATAGTTTATAATTCAAATATAAACATATTTATGATCCTTTACCAAACCCAATTGCAGTATATTTAAAACTTAAATCTTTAAAAGCATCATTTTTGTCTCTTGTTTCTATGATAAATTGTGTTCCTGAAACAGATGTTATTTTAAAATAATCCCCAGACACAGCACCTTCAAGAGTAATTCCTATTGATGGTAAAAATGCCGTTGTTGATCCTCCCAAAGATCCAGTGCCAGCAAAAAATGGATCGCCAAATGTTACTGTCTTAGCTGCACTATTTGTTGCGCATTGACTTGCAATAGCAGTATTAACGGTTTCTGTTCTACGTTTTATACTTGCCTCAAAACCTAATTCTTCTACTTTAATATTTTGTGCTGGATCATTTGATTCTAGTTCACATTTAAATTTATATCCTCTCGCTGTATATTCTCCATTTGCAAAAATATTAAACTGAGTAAAGTTTGCTCCGTAAGTGCAAGAAGTACCGCTTGAAATTGTTGCACTAACACTCGCTGTTACTGTAAATGAGTTTGCATTTGGCACTGTTTGAATTTCATAATTACCATCTGTTGCACTACCAGCCGTAAAATCTATTACAACAAAATCTCCTACAGAATACCCATGAGAGGTTTTACTAATAGTAATAGTTACTCCTGATTGTTCATAAGTAGCTGAAACTGAAGTTGCTGGATCTATATTAGTTGTCGCGACTAACATCTTTGCGTTGACATCTTCTGCTAAATCTCCATCAAATTCACTCCATGTATCTATATTTGCAGTTCTTGAATCAAGTAGATCATTTGGTAAAATCCCAAAAGTTAAAAATCTTCTTTTTAAAGTAAGATTAAATATTGCTCCTAAATCAACTATGTTTTGAAAATCATATGAACCACTTGAGTTAATTGGGCCAGCAAAATCAATATTAGATAAATCATCAATATTTTGTGTTACATCATCTATTAGCAATGTTCCATCTAGTAATAAACCATCTAAATCTGAATCAAAAAATGTTTTTACTTTGTTCCCTTGGAATGGAGGTGAGTCTGTATCTTCTCTTTCAGTTAAAATAACTTGATGAGGTTGTGGATCTGGTTGAGTAACTATTACTCTTGCAGCATTTTCTGATTTACGTCCTCCATCATCAATAAACTTGATGCTATAAGTTCCCGTTAATGAAGGGACAAGTGTTTCTGTAATATTCCCAGAAAGTTTGGGAATTATTTCCGTAGAATTTTGAAATGTTGCTGTTGTCCTATCTACAGAGGGTGTATGTCTTACTGAAATTGTGCCACCATGCAAAACATCAACAGAGGTTGAAGGGTTAAATCGTAATCTGACAAAATCCTCTGAAACAGGTTCTATTGTTAACCCTGAAGGATCTTCTGGTAAAGCTGTTTTTCCCTGAGCAACAAATGTAAAATTTGAAGTACCACTACTTAATTTACCTAATGTATTAACAGATTTAACAGCAATTTTATATGTACCTAACCTTGATTCAAATATCTCAAAACTTGGCCTAGCGACTCTTATTCTTTCAGGATTATCATTTTCATACTGAAATTCAACAAGATATTCCTTAACACCCTGTACTGGTTGCCATGAAATAAATATTTTTGAAACAGCCCTATCATTCAAAACTACAATTTCTTCTGTTGCAGTTAAATTACTTGGAGAAGGTTTTTCATTTAATAAAGTAGTTATTGTTCTTGGATTAGCAGCAACAGTAGTATCTTCTACTTGTGCATATTTATTCGTGTCGTGAATTACTGCTGTAATTGTATATTCAGAATCATTCTTTTCTTCAATGGAAACAACACGATAAATCTGAAACTCAACAGAAGTATTTTCAATCGCCCAAACACTGTTTGCTAAAGGTGCCGAAGAAAAAGCAGAAGAAACTACAATTGTTGTTCCACTTATTGAGCTTATTGACCTACTTTCAACAGAACCATCAGATAAAACAACTGATAATGTAGCGGAATTTTCTGTTGTCAGATCAGTATTATTTGCATCATCTACAACAATAGTTGTTGTATTGGTTACAGATTTTATACGCCCACCTCTTCTAACCCCCGCTCTTAAAGAATCTGCAATGGCAATAATTGTAGAGGGTCTTACAATTACACCCGCTTCAAGTGTTGTTGTGAAAGAAACCACCTCAGATTCTCTTAAATTTGAGTACAAAAACCAACGACCTAATCTATTTGCCTGACCTCTTGATGTACAGGCAAAAGCTTTTAATGTTTTTCTTGTTCTACCAAATTTAGAAATGGAATCTGACAAGGCTGTTATATCAGCAGTTGTTACAAGTTCCAAATCTATTTTTTGTGTGTCATTATCAAAATAAGCAACCTCAACTTCTGTATATTTTGTTCTCTGTCCTACACCCTGATAAGTAAAACCTTCTTCTGTTACATTTGAATTATTAAAAATATATTGAGGATCAGATGTATTTGTTGAAATATTTATTGGTCTATCTTGAGATATTTGTAATGATCCATTACTGTAAAATGGCATAGCGTTCATCACAGAACATAAATCATTAATCAAGGAATAGGCATTATTTTTTTGATTAAGAATTACATTGCAGCTAAATCTTGGTTCAGTTGTATTTGTTATTGGATCAGTTATTAAAGTACTTGCATAAGCACTAGCAGAATAAAAGCTGAAAACATCTAATGTGTCCGCATCAATAACACCATCTGTACCACCAAAACCTTTATCTGTTGTCAAAATGTCATACAAAATCCATGCTGGATCTGCACACCATTCTTTATTTGTTTTAAAAGTACCATCAAAGACATAATCATCAGGATATATAATCCTTCCATTATTGCTATCAACTGTCGTTCCATTTGGTACAAGAATCTTAGTTCCTTTAATCCTGTACATACGTTTTGGATAGCTCTGAAATTCCTGTGCATTGAATCTTACAGCAACATAAGCAAAACCTTGATAAGCACTAGTATCTGTATTTATTTCTGTAAAAGATAAAAAATTTGTTTTGTTTTGTAATCTTGTGTCTGTACCATCTGCTGTATTTCTAATAACTGTTATTGAAACTGGAAAACTCATTGTTTTTTCAAACTTTATTTCATAATCTTTTAAAAAAGGACTTGTTGCTTTTCCATTTATTACATCTTCAACTACAGGATTATGAATAGTGCTATCGTTTTCTGTAATTCTTATTGAAATTTTTACTTCAGCACCAATAATATCTCCGTTGTCTTTAAATTCTTGTAAAGATGGAATTTGTATAGTTACTCTAACCTTATCAACGTTAGAATCAGTAATTGATCTTGTTACAGAGGAAGCATTTGTAACTTCAACACTAACAGGAACTGTATTTTCTATTGCGTTTATTTCCTGTAATGCTGTTTGATTTGACGCTCCATTTTTAAAAAAAACTTCTACATCAGAAAAATTCTCTTCGCCATTTGCGTTTTGTAATGGTGTACCATCAAAAAAAACATTTTTTCTGAAAGTATTAGTTCCAGCACCACCCGCATCTATTATCGAATCTATTTCTCCATAACCTAACAGATCTAATACTGTTGCAAACTGTTTACTTCTAAGGCCACCATCTATCAGATCAGGATCAACTACCTTTCTGTCAGTTCCAAATAATTGATCATCAACTAATCTAGGCATCAGGTTATACTCTTAACTACTTGAGTAGAATCTGTTCCTGAACTTATTATAATTGAGCCACTAAATACAGAACCATAAATTATAGGAACTGGAACACCACTTGAACTAACGTTCTGAATGCCACTAAATGAATATGAACCTCTTATAGCTGGATCAAAATCACTAACACTTGAAACATTAGGAACTGGAGGTTGTGGTGATATTAATTCTGTAACACCTCCAATTATCATTGAAGTTCCAATAGTTGTTAATGCTGCAGTAACTACAGTGCCTACCAAAGCTGAACCTAAAAGACCACCAACAGCAGCCCCAACAGCACCTGCACCAGCAACAGCAGCTATTCCAACTATTATACCTTTAATTATTGATCCTGTTGCGATAGGAATAATTTGTATATCACCCTGACCAGACATTGAAAGATATTCTTCTGTAATCACCCTACCGCCCATTTTTATCTTATAAATCTGATCATTCATATGTTTTTGTATTCCTTCAAAATTTGCAATCAAAAAACTCATTGCCTGTTGCGGTGATTTAACAGCAGCCATAAAATATGACTTTCCTAAAAATTGCCTTAATTTTCCATAAACTTTTATTTTTTTAAGCTGCATATCTGTAAACTCCTCTAAGTGCCTGTTGGTATCTTAAATCAAAAAGTTCTCTACAACTCAATGCTTTTATATTATGATTCAGTATCATATTATCACCTATATAAACAGCGACATGATTTAAATTGCCTGTGACAGATTGAAAAAGCAAAACATCTCCAACTTTTATATCTTTAATATTAGATTGTTTTACAAAGTTTAATTTTGGCAAAGCAAATTCAAATTCTGGATTATTTATAAAATCTTTTATTTTTTTTGGTCTTTTCCAATATTTTATATTAATATTTTTATTTTCTTTAAACCAATCTGTAACTATAGACCAACAATCATATTTGCCCCAGATAAATTTTCTACCAATTAATGACGGTGCTTTCCAACCTGTAGGCTCAAAAGATTCCCAATGGTCATGCTCAATACTGTAAATAAAATATGGAAAACCTAAATGCTCACAAGCTGCCCTGTCATTATCTGATGGTGTTGCAGCCCCTACAGGATGACTATGTATTACTCCAATAACTTCTCCAGTATCTTCACATTCTGCCCAATCATCAGGATCAAGAATAAAAAACTCAAATTTTCCTTCTGCTAAATTTTTACAAGGCCAAAAAGTTTCTTTGCCTTTAATTATAGCCAACAAACCACAAGCCTCTTCTGGTGCTTGTTCTTTTGCATATTTAGTAAAAGATTCTTTCCAATACATATTTAAAAATTAACAAATGTTCCAACACCTGCAAAGTCATCTTTTGTTACAAGCTTTTTTGGTGCGGATAGGCCAAACAAATCAAAAGAACTTACAAGCTCAAATTGTACGATATTTCTATTTTCAATAGTTTTTCTTTCAACAAAATAAACTTCTCTTGGTAACTCTGCAGAAGGATCAACAGAACCACTTTTATATGGGTTTACATTAGATGGAAAATTTACCTCATCAAGGTCTTTGCTTAATGCCCTACGCCTTGTCACTTTAGCCCCTGCAAGATCAGACAATGCTGTAGTTTGATTTGTTAGTTGTAATATTGCAGTAATTGTTCCTAATAAATTTGAAAGTGTTAAAGTTGGTCTTGGCAGTTTACCTTTCCCAGAGTATTTAAAACCATCAGCTTTAACAGGCATTCTTGAATAAGTATTTGCTTGCCATATTATATCTAGACTATCTTTCATATTATTTCCACTGTGAAATAAATAAACAGTAGGATCTGTTATCGTTGCATTTACATTAAAAGAAACATTTCCGCTTGTTGACTGTGACGTTGTACCAGTAACAGTAAAAGTATTTGTTGCGACTGTTTGGACTGTATATATCCCATCAATTCCATTTCCAGAAGTAAAATCTAGGCTAAGAATCAAACCAGCAGAAAAACCATGACTGTTTAGTGTGATTGTGATAGTTGTAGATGATTGACTGTAAGTAGCTGTTTTTGCAGATTTTGTATAATGAATGTCAGGTTTTAATTCAACAGAATATAACTCAATAATAGATTTATTTGTTAAGCCTTGAAGTGCGCTTGTAGGAACTGCCATTATGGTTCAAATACTTCTCTAAAAGAACAGTTTATTATTGCTCTGTTGTTATAAGGAATAGTTTTTGTCCAAGAATCACAAACATATTGACCAGCCCCAGAAAGAGTAATTGATACGTTTCCACTATTAGTTGCAGAGCTAGCAGCAGTTACAGTGAAAGTGTCTGAATCAGCAGATGAGGCAACAACAAAAGTTCCATCTGTTGCGCTGCCAGAAGTATAATCTATGGTCAAGACATCACCTATAGCAACGCCATGTGAGGTGATACTAATAGTTACAGTTGTTCCACTTTGCGAATATGTACCTGTTTTTGTAAAACCTTCTGCTGGTGGAGTAAATGTAAAACTTGCCTGATCTGCAACCCTACTCCTTAAAAATGCTTCTATGACATCCGCATTAGTTTCAGACACGTTAAAAGTAAGATCATATACTTTAGGGTCTTGAGATAATGGAAGGCCATATAAAGCCCTGAACTCATAACCATCACCAAGTGTAGTAACTCTTACTTTTGGTTTGCTTTGTTTTCTCATCCCATAAGTGGGAGTTATTGATGGAAATGTTGCCATTATCTATTTAATAAACCTCCTGCCCTTTGTTCATCAATTATAGTTGCCTGCACTAGAGAAGCAATCAAACCACCTAACTGATCAGCTTCTGATCCATTTCCTTGAACAGAACTACCAGTTGCATCTACGT